TTCCTTGTCCCTCAACGACTTCAACGCTTTCAGAGACTTCAGGTCCAGCATGTTTTCCAGAGAAAATGCTCTTTTGTGTGGTTTGTTCATTATTTTCTAATTTACGCAACATTTCGGGACATTCTTACTTTTGGAACCATATTATGCAATATTGCTTGAACATCATTCATGTCATCACGACTATAGTGACGCATTGAAGATTTGGATTTAGCCACATAATGTCCTAATCTATCCTGAAGAAATGTATATCTCCCCTGGTCGATTAATCCATTTAGGTAATCCTCAAAGTAAAGCTTTGTCATAATATACCAATAGCAAGCTTCCTGGTGACCATCTAAGATCATAGGAAGTCCTTCATCATCTACCATAATTCCCAAATAGTCTAATTGAATTTTATATTCTTTATTAAATGTATTTGGATCATCAAAATTAAATCTTAAATATACACCATCCCAATCATAAGTTGAGACACTGCATCTATTTCTATATACACTAAGTACTCTATATATATTACATGGTAAATAAGCTTTGTTGTGCTTTACTGTTATTTCAACATTTCTGTATTTAGCAAAACCTTGATATTGCCCTATCTCTTCTACTTCACACTCTCCTGCCCATTCAGCAACATCGTATATATCAAAATTCTTTCCTTTAACATTTCGAGCTAGTCTAGCTGCTACATTTTTAACGGATACATATTTCCCTGAATTGATTTGTTCTATAGCCGTAGCTTCAAAACAATTAGTAGATCCATCATCACCTAAAGGAGGCACATTAATGCAATTATCACAACCAGTTCTACTAAACTCTTGCCCAGTAACATTTAGATTTACTGAGTTTGCCGGATTATTAAAATCATTGCTAGTAGCCATTTTTTAGTTTTTTCTTTAGTTTTCTTCTTTCCTTTTTCTTTTCCTTTATTATAAACTCAATAGAATCAAGTTTGTTTTCAACCTCTACCATTTCTTTCTGCTGTTCATGTAGCTTATATTGACATGCAGGTTTTGTTGTATCAATACTAATCGTATCATTTTGCTCTATTGGTTCATCATATTTCTTGAACTCGGAACCACAGCTAACGATTATTATTGCCAAGCCTATCTTCAATAAGTAGCCTATATATTTCATCCGTTTTCAGTTTAACATTTTTAATTTCAACCTCCAACTTAGCTATTTCAACATTAGTTGTTTCAAGCTGCTCAACTTTCTTTTCAAGCTCTTCTATCCTATAATTAGTAAGATAGTAAAAACCTCCCATTACTCCAACTATTGTCGTCAAGGTTATAATCTTAGACAAGTCAAGTTTAAATGGATTTGTATCAGTATTTGTGCCCATCAGTAATTAATTCATACATTTTATGTCGTAATTTCTGATTGAATCTAACTTTATAATGCTTTTTATTTCTTTTTAAGAGTCGATTATCCAATTTAATTCTTGGTGTGAATATCTTTCCCTCACTTTCAATGTTATATCTGTAATCTTTTCTATTAGAATTAGCAGTATTTGTTACTTTTATATAACCAAAGTTTTTCTCTGGAAATACAAATATGTCGTTATTTTCTATCAGATCTTGACTTAATAATTTTAAAAAATCTGTAAAGATATCTTTTCCTAGTTTCTTAGCCTTTCTCTCTCTGTTTGTTTTAAACAGCTCTTTAAAATCTGTAAACTTTCTTTTTTTGAATCTGTCGATATCTAAAACATCATCTAAATAGTTTACTCTATAAGTGTAATTAAAGCCTCTATTTTCCCATCTCTTATGTTTCATTAGTAGGTCCAATCATTATGTCTCCAGGTATCTCTAGCTTGATTATTAGCATGTTTTAAGATAGCATCTGGATCCGGGTGATCAACAATAGCAGAAAAGTCAGTTCCAGGATTCCTGTGCTGATCTCTTCGTGCAACATCAAAGTTCTGAGAAACTTTAGGTATTGCAACTTCTGTTTCAACTAAGTGTTTAGCTTCTACAGAATACTTATGTTCTTTTCCTCTGTCATTAACAGTTAGTAAATAAAATTTCTTAGTTTCTTTTTTCTTTCCTCCACAGCCACATCCTACAGAAAACCATTGTATTTTAGTAAAGACATATTGATTGTTTACTTTAAACAAATGATTGCCTACATATACAGGTATTTGCACTGTAACATGTCCGTGTTTATTTTCTTCTTTTATTAAATTATGACTAGCCACTGTTAGGTACTTTAGGTTGAGTATTATTAGGATGTAATGTCATAGGAGCATCATCCCTTGCGTTATTATATGCGTCTGGTCCAATTTGAAGAGTGCTCATTATTTGCTGTATTGCAAGTAACTCTAATTTATGAACTAAATGTCTAGCTAGTGGAAATGGGTCATTAGGTGCACAATGATCTCTAGGATCTTCAAAAACACCTATAACACATATATACTGCATGGTATCTGTAGGCAGATTTTTTAAATAAGCCTTATCATCTACAAGAGTATATGTTGGAGCTTTCTTAGTAAAGGTACTATAATCACTATATAAATAACCTCCATAATTAGCTCTTCTAAATGGAGTCTTCTTATCTACTGTTCCAAAATACTTAACTCCATCATAGTTTAATGAAGCTTCTAGCTTAGGAATGGTTACATAGAATTGACTATGAAGTGAATCTTCTCCATCACATACTGTATCATCACAACATATCTCTAAGCAACATTCAGAAGTATAATCTTGATCATTAAGTTTTTTAAACTTTCTATACTCTTCTTTCAAAAGCATAGACCTAATATCCCAGGCTTTGTCATAAACAAACTCTATGGATATTCTAGTATCATCAGTACCGAAATATCCGATAACTTGATTTCTAATACTATATCCTATTTCAGCTAACGTCTTTGCCATTGGGTGTGTTTTAAATGACTCCTATTAGTTTGTTCCGTAATGCCCACAATAAAGTATTCAGAAAAGATACTGAAAAACATACAATAATCCATATTATGTAGGTGCTAATTTCACATAAGTTATTAAAACCGTGTTCTAATACTATCAATGTAAAATAAAGCAAAGAACCCCAAAAGCTGGCCATGCATGTTACACAAAGTATCACAGGCTTAAGAATCCACTCAGGAATCTCTTTCGTCAATAAGAACTCTTTTAATGGATATCCTATCCTGCCACCGATATCATCGGTTATTTCCCTGATACCGAGGCAGAATAATGATATACATATTATCAGTTCAAGAACATTCATATGTCCCTTAAACTAATTAAGCAATGATTGCATCCAAAGCTGCGATAAGAGCAACATAACCTGGATCTGCTCCTCCGTCAAGAATGTAGATATCTACTTCCTTTTCGTAAGCATTCCAGTGGTTAGCTCCATCAACATCTTGGACATCCTCTTGCCCTCTTATAACAATGTTATACTTACAGTAGTCTCCTCCTCTTACAGGTAGTGTTGGAATAGATCCAAATGTACCAGTTTCGATTGGGAAGATTCTAGCCATCTCATCGGTATCAAGAACAGGTGGAACGAATTCCGTAACTGTTGTTACTGTACCAGATGCAGCATAGGCTTGGAATCCTGTAGTAGCACCGTCAAGGCTCGTAAGTGTAATTTGTGCACCCACCACTGAGGCTTCTACACAAGCAAAAGGATCTGCATTGATAGCAGCTGCAATAGCAGCAGCGGTATCAGTGTCAGTTGGAGTTCCTCCAGCTGGATCCTCATAGCAATACACCTTAGAACTAGGGAATGTATTATAAGTGTTATATAGCTGTAAGTTTGGTAAACAAACTATAGTTAAACACCACTCATAAGGACATTCGCAAGATTCAGGTATAACTACGTCTACCGTTATCTCTCCAGCTGTAGCATCAGCCGAACAAGTTTTGTTCCCACTTATTAAGTGAGTATCACAAATGATGCCATAATCAGACAATGTCAAACAACGAGTACCTGGTGCTCCACCAGTATCATCATTTAAAATTAAGTCTGCATAGTCACCATTGATTAACAATTTATCTGCATGTCTTCTAAGCATGATTTTTAATTTTTAATGGTTTATAAATTTAAGTAATTGTTTGAGAATTTTCAATAATCTGCTGTTGATATCTAGGCGACTCAATTCTTCCTAATTCTTTTAGTATAGCTATAGAAATGATTTCTTCACGAGTATGCAAAGGCAGTTCAGATGTTACATCAACCGGATTAGCCGAAGTTGGTGTATTGATCATTCTAGGATATCGTAAATAGTCTATTCTTACTTCTAACCCATAAGAGTCAGTTCCTGTATATAGTTCAAGTTGGTTTCCAATTATCTTATGAAACAATCTATCATCTTTAGGCTTATTGTATGGGTCATCTTGAATTTCCCATTCAAAGTTAGCTTTCATGGTTCTAGAAGGTATCCATTTAGATACACCGTCTTCACAACATTCATTATCTACATATTGAATCTTCCAAGCAACATTAAGCATAAACATATAGCCATGATTGGTAGCTGTTGGATTTCCAGGAGTGTTTACAAATGAAACAGCATTATAAGGCAATAAGAAAATCTCATTACCGGCAGATGCTCCTCCAGTATTTGGTATAACATCCCGAACCTCCAATATCCTTAGATCATCTATTCTCTTTTCGGTTAATTCAAATTCTGCATACTTATTCTTGATCCATTCAACTTCACATACATTGATGAGTCTATTGAATTCTTCAGGAGTTACAGTAGCAGTTTTTTCCTTGTTTATTCCGTCAAGAAAATATTTATACATATCTAAGGCAGTTACTATCATGATTTAGCTGTAGCTTTTTTTGTTGTTTTTTTAGCAGTTGTCTTTTTCTCTTCAATTGATTCTTTTTTATCTAAATCAAAGTCTGCTGCAACAGAAGGATTTTCAACTCCATCCATCATGCTAACCCACTGAGTTATAATAACTGAGTTTTTAGGATCTTTTAACCACATCACACAATAGTTTTCATTTATTCCTATAGGCTCAGAACCATTCATATACTTTCCATTTCTCACAAGTATAAACTGGTTATCCAGCAACTTATGAAGAAGGATTTTATATTTCAAGTCCCTATCTTCAGCAATATCTAAAATCTTTTGTGGTTCATTTTCACAGTACTCATATAGAAGAGCTTCAACTTGAGTTCCAGATAATCCTTTAGCATACTTTCCTAATATTCTAGAGTAATTAATCATGTCTTCTAATGAAAGAAGAGCAATCACTTTAAATGCTTTAGCTTTTAGTCTAGTTTTACTAATGGCTACACTAGCCTCATATTCTTTATCTTCAATATAATATCTGTGAACAGAAGGATTAATTTTATCCTTAGATTCTGCAATCAGTTTGTCGTCTCTGATGACCTCAAAATGTATCTTGTCATTCGGGTTACTTAAATCAAATGTCATTAAATGAGATACTCTTAATTGAGTATCAGTATCTAATTTAACATGTAGATTTTCTATCTCTGCTTCAGACAAACGACTTTCGTAATCAACTAATGTCTTAGTACGAGGATCTTCTTTAGCACAGATATAAACCGGAGCTTCATGATACTTTTTATCAGTTGCAATCAGTCTTTTTATATCACCTTTCATCTTTTTTTCTTTTTATCTATTTTTTAAATCAATTATACAGGTTTATACAATTCAGCAAACCCAAATGGATTTTTCAACATAAGACCTGTTTCAGAAAGAATTTGGCATTGGTAACCATCTACAGAGTTAGAAGCAAACTCACGTCTACCTGTACCTCCTGGAGAAGCCATACCATCAATTACTTTCTTAACATATCGTCTGTCGTCAGATCCGTTGCCTAATGCAACAAGCTCCACGTTAGGATCTCCTCCTATAGTGTTACCAAGAGAAACAAAGAATCCTCTATAAGACTCTAGGTTTGTACCGTAGATATCTTTTTGTTGAGGTCTCCATGCAGCATCCATTGCTTTATTCCATGCAACAACAAGTTTAACACCTGCCATTTCATAGCTATTGAAAGCAACTTTAACACCTTTTTCTCTTTCTCCTTGAGAAACAAATAAAGGAGTTGGATCGTATTTGAATACATCTCTCATTAACCTTTGGAAGTTCCAAACAAAAGCTTGACCACCCATTACGAAAACTTCTGTCAAACCATCATCATTTGCAAGCAATTGAAGATTTTGCATAATGTTTTCTAAAGTTTTAATATTCAACGTATTATACTGGAATTTCAAAGAAGCGTCTCCTTGTGCGATCAAACCATCACCTTGAATGATTTCTCTACCCTTGATGTCACGTAAGAATACGTTATCATTAGCATCAATAGTAGCTCTACCAAACAATAGTTGATTTTCACGAGCATAGGCCCATCTTCTCATCATGTCCATTTCTTGAACTTTGAACCATAATTTTTGACCATTAT